TTGTGATTGTGGCAGTATTCCGACATCCAAGCTAGTTTTGCTGATTCATTGATACCAGTAGCTTCCTCGATAATAGGAGCCCAAGTATTTCTGATCTCAGCTTCGTTAATTAAATTTGCCATTTTTCAGATTTTATTTTTTTCAATGGTTTTTATTAATGTTCCGTTAGGAACTCGACTTGCTTGGGTGTTTTGCTTCTGTCACCCTATATCGTCGATTGTTGTTTATATATCTTTACTTTTTAAATCTTTTCTTTAAGCTATCAGCGTAGTTAGAAACATCATAAAGTGGCTTCTTCTCATCAGATTTTACTGCTGATTCGTTTACCGCTTGTAATTTTTCTAGGTCAACTTTTACCTCTCTTAGATCTCTAGTTTCCCAGAAGTTTCTAACTTGATACTCAGTATTTAGAGTATGGTAATTAGCTTGAGCTTTGATTTGATTTTGTTTTGCTTCAGTTAGAGCTTCAAATTTCTCTTTGTACTCTACAGGCATTGCAGTGATAAAGAAAGGCTCAGAGTTTCTAGATTCAACTACTGCTTCTGCGCTTTCAACGATAGCGTTGATTTGTGCTTCAGTCATGAAACCTCTCTTAGCAACCTTTTGTCTAACTTCAGTTTTAGCATCTTCATTTAGAGCGTTATATTTCTCTTGAGTTGTGGCAGATACAATCTTAAAGAAAGATGGGTTTTCATTTTCTTTAACCTGTGCAGCTTCAACTAGAGCGTCTAATTTAGATGAAATTTCTTTTTTGTAAGATTCTAATGGGTCGTGTGCGCCATCTTCACCTTCAGCCTCTTCTTCAGACTCACCTGGTTCAGCCTCTTCAGTCTCATCTTCAACTTCAGCGTCTGATTTTACAGTTTCATCTTCTAATTCTTCTGCAGGCTCACCGATGTCACCTTTAGGATCTACATCACCTTCTTCTGAATTGTCACCAATTTCTTCGATGTCATCTTCAGCGTCTTCTTTTTCTTGACCAGGCTCTTCAGCATCATCGTCTTCAGTAACTTCTTCAGTTTCTTCAACTTCTTCTGCAGCTTCTTCTTCGTCAACTACTTCTTCAGCACCTTCACCAGCCTCATCTTCTTCAGCTACTTCTTCAGCACCTTCACCAGCCTCATCTTCTTCAGCTACTTCTTCTTCGTCAACTACTTCTTCAGCACCTTCACCAGCCTCATCTTCTTCGTCAACTACTTCTTCAGCACCTTCACCAGCTTCGTCTTCTTCGTCAACTACTTCTTCAGCACCTTCACCAGCCTCATCTTCTTCAGCTACTTCTTCAGTTTCTTCAACTTCTTCGTGGTGTGCCTCTTCAGTTTCTTCAACTTCTTCTTCAGCTACTTCTTCAGTTTCTTCTTCAGTTACTAAATTTTCATTGATTTGTGTTGCGATATATTCAGCATACTCAGAAACAGATTGTAGGTTTTCTTTTAAGTATTCTACATAAGATAATAAATTCTTAGCAGTATCTGTACCTTCATTGTGTGCTTCAGCTAAATAATTAGCGAAATCCTTAACTTTACCGATAGCTTCAGCTAAGTGCTCAGAGTATTGAATACCTTGATCTAATTTTTCTGCAACAGTCTCAGTGTAAGAAATACCTTGGTCAGCTTTCTCAGCAACATGCTCTGTATATTGAATTGACTCGTCTAATTTGCCGGCTAAATACTCTACGTATTCTGAGAGAGTATTTACGCTTTCGACGATGTGGTCGTTATGAGACTTTACGTTCTCTAACGTAGTATCTTCGCTTTTCGCGTCGATAGACTCTTTAATTGACTTAATTTCACCAGCTAAGTACTCAGAATACTTGTGGAAATCTTCAGCCTTTACAAATTCTGCCATGTTTTTATTATTATTTGTTTCAATATTGGTTTCAGTAATTTCTTGTGCAACTTCTCCTTCGCCGTTCATTTCATAGATCCATAGACCTGATTCGTTATCGAATCCATAAGATTCGTTTACTCTCTTTAACTCGGCATTAGCGAAACCAGGATCTGCTACTAGGTCATAAGTAAATAATTGCTTGATTTTTACTTTACCATTAGATTCAACAGCACCTGCCGCTCTAGAAGAAATTTGTAAAGGTACACCTGCATCAACAAGAGCTTTAGCTTGTCTACCAGCATCAGTATCTAAAAGTCTGATTTTACCTTTTACTTGTTTGTTGTCTTTGTCGTAATAAAGTTCTTCGATAATGTGTGATACATTCTTTAGGGAAACATCAAATTGCTGTGGGTGATCTAACTCACCTAATAGCTTTGATGATTTAATCTTATCTTGCAGTTGCTGAATCTGAGGTACATACTCATCTTCAGTATAGATACGATTATTTTTATTTTTGGAGTCAATTTCTCCAAAGATACCCTCTAGAATATAATCTTTGTTCTCTGATTGAGCGACGCTCAATTGAGACGAAGACATTTCGACAATCAATAAGTCATTTAATTTTGCCATATCTATGGTTTATCTATTTTTATTATATATCTGCTTGTATTATGCAATTATCTTAATACCTTTTTAGATGCCAGCTAATGGATCTTCTTCCTCGCCGCCTTCTTCGCCTTCTTCCTTCTCGGCTTCTTTTTCCTCTTCAGCTTCTTCAGCGGATTTGTCTAGGTAGTATTTTACTAAGATGTCCATTTCACCCTCTGCGAATGCATCATTACCGTACTCATTAAAGAAATAATCTTTAAAATCGTTCTCGGTTGCAGACGCGGTGATAGCACCTAAAATTTCAGCAGATTTAATAGTTGCACCTGAGTCTAATTTCAGATCTTCAACGTAGACCTTAGACTCCTCGCCTGCTTTTAGGGCATCCTCCTGGATAAACTCTTCAAATGTTTTAATAATTTTCATAAATTATATATCTCTTTTTCTATCAGATCTAGGTTAGAGTGCCATTGGGTCTTCTGGCTCTGGCTCTTCTGCGTCAGCTTTAGCAGCTTTTGCCTTATATGCCTTGTTAGCTCTAATCTCGTCGTCGGTTAGTTTTAAGTATTTAGTTACCAGATATTCTTGGTCAAAGTAGTATTCTTCTTCCATAGTTTCTTGGTTTGTAGTCATTAGAGAATCTCTCATACTTGAGATAAAGTCTAATCTCAACTGCATGATTTCTTGCTCTTTTAATTCTGCAAAGACATTCTCCTCATTATATCTTAGAGCAACTTGGGTTTTAAATTGTGGATCGTCCACAAACTCTGGGTACTTAAGACACATTTGAATATACAGAGGCTTCACTAAGATTTCTTGGAAGACTGATCTTAGACGCTTGATAAATTTACCAAACTTAATCTCATCTCTTACCATACCATCACCTGCTAATGCATAGTCACCGCCGTCATCTTCATATAAGAATCTGTTGTAAGGAATTTTAGAAACCTCTTTAAGTTTATCAGAGAAGTATTTAACTGCTTCAGTATCTGATAGATCTGGTCCCTCACCACCGAGAGTTTCAATTTCTGGTTGTTCACCGTCTTTAGAAGGTAACCAGTATTCTTTTGAGAATTGTAGCATTGGCTTACCATCAGTCTGTAGTGTACCTGATTCAAAGTCAAAATCAACAACCTCTTTATAGTTATTCATTAGCTGAGCCAATGATTGCTTTGCTCTTGTTTTAGATTTACCACCAACAGGAATAATAAACTTCATTCTAAATGAAGCGTTGGTCACTGCCCAGATTACTCTGGTGTGTTCCATAATTCTAAGTAGGTTAAACGCTCTAACTAGACGCTCAACATAAGAGACTCTAGATGCAGTTGAAAGTGAAGAGTATGCGATATAAATGATTTGAGAATCATATAATACCCTCTCTTTTACTGGATCGTCTTTATATTGTACCCAAACTTTCTTACCATCGTCTTTATTGTAACCTGGCATTAGAGTTACAGGATCTAACTCTTTAAATCCAATAATCTCTTTTTGGTCTGGGGAATAAATTATCTCGAATGATAGATAACCATCTACTAAGAATTTTCTAAAGAAATACCAGGCTGATTGCTCGCCGTTAAATCCAAAGTAGTGATAGATCTGTCTAAAGTATTTGTTCAGGTCTTTGTTAACCTGGTCTGAGACATCAAGTCCCATAATTTCTGGTTGACAGAAGAAATTCTTATCATCATATACCACTGCCTCATCACAAAGAATATCTAGAATATCTTCAATCTCATCGTTCATTGAGAATCTTCTCAACTCATCTCTCTTACCTGGATAATCAATATCAAAGAACGGTACGTTCTTCTTCATATTAATGTCACCCATCGAGAGTGCGGCAAACGCACCGTAGATGTCATCGTTATCTAAACCAAATGGATTCATTTCCCTATAGCCAAATTGGTCTTCCATAGGACCAATAGCCTGGGACTGGCGTAAGACCATGTCATCATAGCGCATACCAAAAGAACTTAGCGATTTCAAAGCATTTGAAAGGCTAAATGGTCTGGTATTTGAGCTAAATGGCCCGTTTCGTTTGTCGGTAAATCCTGCCATAATATAGTATTATTTCTGTTTTATATATCTCATTTATTTAGGTGCTTTCTGAAGGCCGCCCTGATCTTACCAACGGACGAGTTATTTAATTCTAGAAAGTCACAAAGTGCTATTCTACCCCAGTGTTCATAGGACACCACAACTTGTTCTGTTTTACGAGTATTAGCATATTGTCTAATCGCAAAGTCAAAACCATACCTTTTTAAAAATGATTTTGCACCTTGGTAAGAGAGTGAAAGTGGTGCCTGTGCTCTGGCATTCTCAGTTTTCGACCCCCTAGTCTGACCTTGAATATATCCCATATACTGTTCGTATATAAAATCCAATAGGTCCTCTTTTACTTTTACTGGAAGCATATTCAGGTTAATACCCATATCATTGCCATTATCTGCCTTATTTAAGGCTAATACAACTGGGTTACTATCCCACCAAAAAGCTGAGATAGGATTATCATACCTAAATACGTATATTTTACCTGGTTGAAATGGTCGAGAAGATCTAGCGACCGCTTTCTCTCTGACTGATTTTTTACTGGTTTCAAACCACGCTTCAGCCTCTTTAGCAGCTTTAGTTTTACTGCCAAACTCTTTACTTAATAGTCGTATTTGTTTCCTAATCTCGCCCATTATTTAAGAGTTTTTTCTGTTAAAACAATAAACCTCCAACCTCTATTTTCACACCAAGCATTAGCATAAGCATACTTATCTCTATTCTTAACATATTGCTCTGCTAAAAATTTATATGAGTTCAATGCTTTCTTAGATTTAGTTTTAGGTGGAGTAGGCTTTTTAATCTGTGCTTCTGGTTTAATCTCAACCAGCCATTCTACTGGGCCTTCATCTCCTTCTGTTTTCATATAGAAGTCTGGATAATACTTATGTTCTTTCTTATCCATTGAAGACCAGTATTTGATTTCAACTGGTTCGCTTGACCATTTTAATACATTATCTTTTGTATCACACATTATCATAAACTTTCTTTCCCAGGAAGAACGGTAGATGATCGGAGTTGGTCCGATATACTTATCAGGATTCTGTGGTTCGTAATAGCCTTGTACAAATCCTGAGTTTCCACTGGGTTTTAAGTTCTTTATTGACATTAAATATTAAACATTCCTGAGTCGCCATCACTATTCTTAGTGTTGATGCGATCCATGGACATTGTATTTTTATACTTAGTAGGGTGGATTTTGTTCCAACCTTTAGCATAACCCCTCTTTGCAATCTCAGTAAAATACGCGAACGCGTTTGTATACTTAGGGTTAAAGTTTCTCCAGTATTTTAATAAGTCTAATATCGCAAACTGAAGACAATCATTCTTATCATCTTCGTTTAGGTACACTAGTTTAGTAATCGCCCTTTCAGCTATTAGTATTAACATCTTCTCTGCATCTGGAGTCAGTCTATCTGCTTCCAGCGAGAGCACAATCTGGTCGTACAGATCGCGGTTATTTAAATAATTCTTTTTTCTTGGCACGATTTAATTCTAATTGATTATCAATTATATGAAAAAAAGCCCATTTGTTTCGAAATGGGCTTTTTCTTTATATGGTATAAAGCTAGGAGATAGCTTTTATAGATTATCTTCTTCTGAGATATTAATCTTGTACTTCTCTACTCTGAAAGGTTTATCTTCAACGAATACAGTTAAAATATCGTTTTTACCTGCTTGGTTAAATTCTACAGCGTCAACTTTTAGTTCAGCGTTTTCTGGTAGACCATCAACTTCACCCTTTAGCGATGCATTAACGTAACCATCTTCAATAGTAAGAGTTTCTTCCTCCATTGCTGCTAGGTCTTCTTTTACTTTAGCAATTTCAGTTTCAATTAGATTATCAGCTGCTTTAATATCTGGAAGGTTTCTATCAGCCTCTGCTAATCTACCTCTTTGGTCATATAAGAAAGATAGCATCTCTTTGTAAAGTCTGATCTTCTCTGACTTTAGTTCAGTTTTTCTAGTAGCTGCTTCTAGTAGATCTGTAAATTGCTCTGTTAAATCTACACCTGTTTCTTCAGCAACATATTCGATTGCAGCATCTGCTAACATCTTTTGGAATTTGCTGATTTTAGTCTCTTCATTTACTCTGTAAACAAATACATTATTCTCAGCTCTCATAGTTGCAACAGCAACGTGGCCGTTTGCAGACTCTGTTACAAAGTCTAAGGTTTTATATGCGCCAAAATTATCAGCTGCAATTTGGAAAGCCTCAATTAACTTCTTGTCCGCATATTTAATATAGCCTATGTTAAAGAATCTTTCTGAAAGTCTTTCTTCAGATCCTAGTACTACTTCAATATTACCCGCAAAGAAAGCGTTAGACTCGGCAACATAAGTAAACTTAACCACCATTGAAGATGATTTAGATTCTTTAATAGCCTCTTCTGTAGCTGTAATCTCTTTAGTAACTTCAGTTAATGCTTCACCCTTTTTGCCGGCTACTCTTAGTTTTTTAGCTGACTCCTGTAAGAAGCTTAATTTTTCATTTAGACCTAGAAAGTTAGAGAAGTTCTCTACTGAACCTTCTTCAACCTTAGTAACTGATTGTTTGTTATTGTAGTCATAGTAAAATGAAATACCTGACTCATTAATATCGAATATTTTATTGGCTGCTACTAATGTTTTAAAGGTATCATTAGTTTCAGCAATTCTTTCGATATGACTGCCTGTAATTTTAAAGTCTGCGCCTGCAGCATGAAAGATCTGGCCATGGCCATGTTCTAATACAGGAGAAATAACTTTGTTGTTAACTTTATTTGTCATTATCAAATTATTTTGTTTTCTTATTGTATATATCAGTTTAATTATTCATCAATTTTATCACCCCATGGAAACTGTCTTGCCTTAACCTGGAACTCATCGCCTTTAAGTGCGCTATCTGCCTCGCCGCTAGGTGCAGTACCCACATTGGAGTTACCAAATGTAAAGATTCTATTTGACTGTTTTCTACGTCTAGAGACTCTCATAATTTGAGTTTCTGTTGATAAGAATTTACCTAGAAGTGCAAATATTTCTGGATCTGCACAAGAAACGCCCTCTTGTACCTTAATCCACTCTTGGCCGTTAGAATCCCATCTTGCAGGCTCATAGCTATCGAAATAAACGTCTGGGTTTTTAGCAGGATCTAAGAACTCATTAGGATCTACAAAGTCTCCACAAACTGTGCCGTTTGGAAATGCTTCAGATGGACCGTATGTAGATCTAGTGAATTTTCTATAAGTATCTTCTTCAAAGTCGAATGATGGTATAAATGAATTAATCTCTAGACTAAAAGTTACTTTATGATTTGCCTTATCATCGAATGAATATTCGATCGGACGCTCTTGTGTATAATCATCTGGCATCATATATTCAGATGAAATTCTATAAGTGCCCTCTTCTAAGTGGCCTGCATCAACGTGGTAGAAATTAGCCTTGTACATTTTCTTGACAATAGCTTCGGTAACCTTAAATAGATCTAATTGACTAGAGACTAGAATCTCTACATCGACACCGATCACTACTGGAATCATCTCAAACTCTGCAACGAAACCTTCCATTAAACCGTCTTTGTTCATCATCATATAGTTACCCATATTCCTCTTGTTTACCAATTTAGAAGGGTCTACTGCAAATGAAGTAAGGTTGACAATACCTCTAGGCACTTTATCATAGTTACCATCAGCGAACTCACCGGAAGGGTCACAGCCCAAGCCGTTAACATTAGAGAATAAAAAGTTATCTTTTAAGAAATTCTCATCACCTGAAACAGCATAAAAGAATGGCACATCTACCTCGGCACGCTCATTATTGCTAATCTGTCTCCAAAAACTCAGCTTACCATTTAGGTCTGCTAGGAGACCTATGATAACGTGTCTGATAACTGAGTCATCTTTATTAAATTTTAAGTTGTATGTAGCCATAGGTTATATATCACCATTTACTGGAAACAAAAATGGCCAATATTTCTATTGGCCATTTTCTATATTAATTGAATTTAATTCTAATTAAGGTTGTGCAGGTGTACAAGTACCTGTGTACTCTGTATTTGTGATTGTACATCCAATTTCACTTGGAACTCCTGAATAAGCACCCACGACATAAATTGCGTCTCCTATTACAATAGGATTAACAGGTTGTGTACCATCGACTAGGTATGCTTTTCCATCTGTAATCTGACCGATAGATCCACCCCATGCTACCGCAAATGATGCACCTGATCCATCACAGTTCATTGCTTGGTAGTAAAGATCATCACTTGTAGGGGCTTCAGTTGTAGTAGTTGTAGTTGCTTCTACAACAATCTCGTAGTTAGTCCAACAAGAATTATTGTCTAACCATGTCATTGCTTGATCAGCATTTGCAAATGATTGTGGAAATCCATTGATAGCTGTAATTTCTTCTACAGCAGCGATAAACGCAGCGTTCGATCCTTTTACAGTTCTTTTAAATGCAATCCAAGCAGGAATAGTGCCCGCGTCGCCATCAGTACCTTGGTCACCCTCTGTATTAAAAGCTAGAAAAGTACCTTCTGGATCTCTTTTTGTGTATGCAATAATAGGAGCATTAGCTTCAAGTGACTCATCCGGTCCCATGTACCAGCTAATACCAGAAGCTGCAGGATTGTAACCATCTGGTGTAGTGTTTGTAGCTAGTGCTGCAAAAAGGCTTCCGATTTTTTCAAAGCCTGCTGGAGCAGCAGCATTTGCGTCAGCCGTGTATGCAAAAATTCTTGATGTTGCCATAATTAGTTATTTGTTTTTTGTATTTTAATTATATATCTGTCTTAATCTATACTTTCGATCGTAAACTTAGAAAATCCGTTCTCTCGGTATATTTGAATCTTCTTGTCAAAAATCTCATGTGGCAAAACAGAGTGGTTAATTACAAATGTATTTATCTTATGTTCTTTGATAACTTGGTTAAGTATCTTTAAAATATTATAGACACCATCGTGGTCTACTGAAGATAGTAGCTCATCTAAGAATAAAAGATTTAATTGAGGGAATCTTAATTTTAATATTTTGATGATCGCAACAATTACAATAAAATCCGCCTTCTTACGTTCTCCTGTTGAAAGTGTAAGTGGGTTAATGTCCTCTCCTAGGTGATTAATAACACAGTTAAATTTCTCATCAAACCTAATATGGAACGGCAGGTGCATGGTTTGTGCCATCGCAGCGATGTTAGTATTTAGTCCTGGTAAAATAGTTTTAACTGCCAGATTCTTAACTCCATCTTCGCCCAATACTTGTTCTACAATTTCCATAAAGTTATAGTCTGCATTTAAAGTATCTTTGCTTGCTGACTTAATAGCCTCTTTTTCCTCAAACTCCGTAATAAGATTTCTGAGGTGGTCAAAATCTGCTCCCTCTGGAGCGTCTTTAAGTTTTATCAACTCAGCCTTTAATTGCTTCATTGAAAATTTATGTTCACTAATTTGTGACTCTAGGCCTTGTTTCTTTTCCTTTGCATCTCTTACCATTTCAGATAGAGAATCCATCTCCTCTTTAATAGCGATAATATCATCAGTATGCTGTTTGATACCCTGTTCAAATTGACCCTTCTGTGATTTATGCCAGTCTGAGTCTAATTTAGTTTCACACGTTGGACAGTGGCCGCTTTCATATAACTCAAGTTTTTTCTTCAGGTAATCAATTTCTCTTTTTAAATCACCAGCTTCAGATCTCTTTTCATTATATTGCTCGGTAAACTTATTTACTGAAGATTCCTCTTTATTCCTAGATGCCTCAATCTCTAATACAGTTTCATGTAATTTAACTAGATCATCTTTTAACTCTTGGATTTTAGATTTATTTGCAGTAACTGATTCCTCTAGCAGTGTGTTTAATTTACCTTTAACGGATGCAATAGAATCCATGATTTGATTTAGCTCGGCATCAAACGAATCAATATCCATCTTGATGTCTCTGCGCTCATCTTTAATCTGGCGTTGCATATCATTAAGAATAGAGAAGCCGAACATTTTATCGATAATCTGTTTCTTGTCCTGATTAGACATGGTTAAGAAAGACTTAAAATCGTTTACGGATAGAATAATAATATTCTTGAACACATGATATGGAATACCAAAAACTTCCTCTTCTAAATAATCTTGGACTGATTTTTTACCTGCTTTGTCAAACTCAACACCATTGATTAAGACTGTAAATCTATTAGGTGATAACCCTCTTTCAATCTCAATAAACATAGTACCACATTGTAGTCCTATTTTTACATAAAGTTCTTTATTAATACGATTAGGTAAATCTGCTAATTTAACACCCTCCACCTTTCCATATAATGCATAGATGATTGCATTAGCAATTGTTGTTTTTCCGTCACCGTTTTTACCTAACGTCAGAAATAGCTCAGAACCCTCTTTTTTAAACTCTATTCTCTGCTTCTGGTTTCCGTATGATGCAAAGTTTTTAAACTCAATATAGTCTATCCTCATTATTTGTCAGTGTCGTAGTTGTATGCACATTGAGTATACAACTGTTTTAACTTACTCTTTAGTTTTAGAGTCAATTCCTCATCATGTTTCATCCCATCAATATACATATTGCAAAGATTAAGAATATTGTAATTCTTGTACATTTCCTCAATCTCATTAATATCATAAAAATCTTTATCGATATAAGAGTCTTCTTCGTAGATATTCGGTTCTAGTTTTCTAGAAATATGTTGTATCTCATTAACCAGTTGGCTCAATGCGTTGGTTGTGGCAATTTGTGATGGCACGAATAGATCTACAAAGTTATTTTCTATTTGTTCCTTAAATTGGCCGAGAGGCATATCATATAGTGCTTTGATGTTATATCTTAAGAATTTAGGGGAAATATGATTCTCAAAGAAGGTCTCTTCCATATTCTCTAGGTTAACTAGGTCAAATCCTTTTGGATTGTCTCTATCTGATCTAGTAAGCTGATATGGTACACCTACCATTAGTAGTTTATTCTTCTCTTGTCTATAGTGAATATGTCCTGAATAAACTCTAGTATACTTGTCATAGATATTGGTCTCCGTCCCATGTTCGTTCTTTACTTTTGCATTTAAATAAATACCTCTCACTTCTGAGTGGCAAAATACAATATCTGTTTGTGGGAATTCTGCTAATGTCTCTGCCTCATGTTCTGAGTCTCTTCTCCATGGCATTAATAAAACCTTTCTACCAGACCAGTCTAATAATTCAGGCTCTTTGTAAACCTGTACATTGGGAATCCATTTTAAACTATCGATCGATGAAATGTCATTTGATTTCTTAGCCCAAATATCATGATTACCACAAATAACATAAACTGGCAAAATTTGACCCAATCTTTCAAATAGATCAACTGCATAATTGAGGACTTTAATATTAATAGATTGTCTATTATCGAACGTATCCCCAACTTGCACTAAAACATCCCCAGGTTGCACATGCTTCTTTAGGGTAGGAATAAACAGTTTCTCAAAAAAATCTTTTTGAATTTCTAACCATTCTACTGAATTAGCTCTTACACCAAAGTGTAAATCCCCAAGGACCCAAACTCTTTTTGCGCCTTGTTCAATTACTTTAGCCTCAATCATTTAAAACAATCTTTTAATATTCTTCTTCTCTAAAATACCGGTTTTTGCATCTAACTCTTGGATTAGGTCTTCTTTATATACATTGGAAAGTGAACTGTAAAATTTAGCCGGTTTAATATCGAAATAGATGCACATTTCACTAAATAGATCTATTCTAGACCAGTTCCTTCCGATTTCATCTATAATATATCCATAAACATCATTAATATCAGTTTTCTTTAATTTATTACATCGACCTAGCTCATCAACGTCATTAAAGACTTTAAATCTAGAAACTGTAATCAGCTCATGGATCTTACGAGCGATCATCTCATAGTGGATTCTATCCTCTTCGTCTTGGTCGTTTCTTACTGAGGGATCTAGTTCAAAGCTGATACTTGTTAACTCAAAGTCTGGTGTATCAAAACTGTTATTAAAGATTTTATCATTTGCCATATTTTTTATTTTATTTTTAAATGCCGTGAATGCTGGAGTTTGTTACATCATCCGTTTCATTCAATCGCATATAGTTGTAGTCGACATTTAACTTACACTTATTACCTTTACCCTCACCGTCTCTAATCTTAAGTACCTTTAGCCAGTACTCTTGATTAGCACGCATTAAGTCATCTTGGATAATACCAAGCATTACGTCAGCTGTATGTGATAGACCTGCAGATTCTGCAACGTCGGACATGGAAATATCTGAAGAATTATAGCCGTTTCTGTTTATTTGAGTAGCAGTGACAATCAACCAATTATTACGAATACCCATCGCACGAAGGTCTTCTGCAATTTGCTTGATCTTCATATATGTATTCTCCGTATTTTGGTTACGATAATTAGCCAAAATGTTGATGTAGTCAATTACAACTGCACCGACTTTAATCTGTAACTCTTCTTCTATTTGCGCGACATACGCTTCAATATCTAAGACTGTAGCCTGAGATGTTGGGAATTGTTTTACATAAAGTTGCCCTGGAGGGGTAAACCCGTCACCAACCGTTTCCAATCTTCTTTTAATGTGGTCTCTATTTTTAGCCTTCTCGGGATATTCGTCAATGCGGATATTAAGAAGGTTAGCACCAATTCTTTTTACAAATTTATGTGCTGCCATCTCTGCTGTGATAACTACAGTATTTGTACCCATCTTGACAAAGTTAGCTGCATCATTGGCTAGATAAATGGATTTACCAATGTTCTGCTCACCAGCATAAACAACTAGATTACCACCTTTATCATAACCCCCACCTAACATTCGGTCTAAGAAGTTGTAACCTGTACTAACTTTCTCAGCCTCTTTCTGGTCGTGTGCATCAAAGTCAAAGAAGTTAAGACCAAGATCTGAGTTGAA